AACAATAAATTTGCAGAGGTAAGAGGCCCAACAAGTGCAAACAGTGGAAATGGTGCTGGTTACTTTGGACAAAGAGTAGAGTCCTCATCTCTTGCTGGTATTAGAGCAAAAAATTCATTTACTATCAGTGGTTATATTAAAAGAAGTGGCAGTGTAAACCAAGCAATTTCAACTAACATCATTTGTCCTACTGCAACAGATAACTTTGCTGGATACACTACACATGGTGCTGCGTTTACTTCTGCAACAATTTCTGGTGATGGAACAGCTGCTAACAATGGAACGCTCACACTTACTTCAGTAGATACATGGTATTATTTTACGGTTACAAGAACTTCTGCTACTTCTTTGACAAACTTTGACAAAGGATTGCAGATATATTGGGCATTTGGTAATTGTCATAACACCGCTGATAAAATTCAATTTGCACAATTACAACTTGAAGAAGGCACTGAGGCTACCACATTCGAGCATAGCACATATGCTGCTGAACTCCATCTTTGTAAGAGGTATTATCAGCAAAGTACGTCTATTGCTAATGCTACATCTAGTCCAATGTGGTTTTATTCTTACAACGCTAGTGAAGCATGGGGTGGAAACAGGTTTCCAGTAGAAATGAGAACTAATCCTACTTGTGTTCTTTATAATAATGCCGGAACGGCAGGAGGTGTACATCAGATTGGTAGCCCTGATATAACAGGTGTTACAGTTAATAGTTCATCTAAGCAAGGTATTTTTTTGGCGTACAAAGCTAGTGGATTTACAACAGATAAGTCTCATATTGCTGGGTGGACAGCAGATTCGGAGTTATAAATGGAAAATTTAAACATTTTATCAGCTAAGTATTTACAGTTTGAAGGAGTTAATTCTGGTATTTTAGCAATAATAGATGATATCCCAATGTCTGTACCACTAGACCCTGCTAACAGACACTACGCAGAAATACTCAGACAAGTAGAATCTGGTGACTTAACAATTGCAGACGCAGACCCATTACCAGATGCAGAATAAATAAAGAGAAACAGAGAGAACGCAAATGCCAATTTCAAGAATTAAAACAGACGGTATTCAAGATGACGCTATCACATCTGCCAAGATTGGTGTAGATGTAATTGTTGCTGACGATCTTGCTGCGAACTCTGTAACTGTATCTGAACTCACTGATGGCGCTGTTACAGGTGCTAAACTTGCCAATAACCTAAACTATGATTCTGAAACACTTTATCTAGACAGTACAAATAATAGAGTGGGCATCGGCACAACTTCGCCTTCTAAAGAACTTCATGTTAAAGGTGATATTGATGTTGAGGGAGGTACAGGTGGAGTTGCTGTTTTGCGTTTCAAAGCAGAAGAAATTCACGGTACTGTAGAGGGTATCAATATTGGAAATAACTTCGGCGGCCTTGCTTTTAAAACTAATAATAATGGAACAGTAGCTGAAAAGGTGCGTATCGACAATGCCGGCAACGTGGGCATTGGCGTAAGCAGTATGACAAATAAGTTGGTTTTGCCTAACGCCTCTTATTTTGCGATGCAAGATACTGGCGGCGCAGAGAGTCTTGCAATTAGAGCAAATAGTTCAAATGCAATGGAATTGCTGACTGGCGGCGGTGTGCGTATGAGTATTTTGTCCGATGGCAAATTGGGCCTCGGCGAGACCAACCCATCTAGTTTCTTACACTTAAAAAAATCTGATGCTACAACTTATGATGCTACTGATGCAGATGGTCAAGTTGGTATTGGCCCCACAATTTATTTAGAAAATCCTGCTAATTCTAATATTACTGTTGGTGGACAAATTGTTTTTGGAATGAGGTCAACAGAAGCTCAGGCAAGAATTGGTGCTACCGGCGGTGCAGCTCCAGAATTAACTTTTGGTACTGGTGATGTTGAACGTATGCGTATCGACAGCAACGGCAGAGTGGGCATTGGTACTGATAATCCAAACACCCCTGTTCAAGTTCAAAATGATTCTGATACGGATTATAACCCGTTGTCTGCGGCATTTAACAATATACTTGGTCTAAAGAATAGCACCTCTGGTGCTTTAAATAACTCGATTATGTCGTTTACTACGGAATCTAATGGTGAATGGTACATTGGTGGAGTTCAGAACAGCAGTAACAATGCATCAGATTTTGTGTTTGTGTCTAGGGATAGTGGCTCTAGAGCAGAACGTATGCGTATAACATCAAATGGTGATATAAATCATCATACTTCAGGCTCTTTTAAAATATACAGATTTAATTCAAGTACAAACCCATATTTAAATGTTGGCTCTATTGGTTGTGCTTATTTTAATGCAAGTTCTACTGATGCTAATGCTTATGCTATTGTAACAAATAAAGATAGTTCCTCTACAATGCACCATATATGTTTTAAAAATATTAATAGTGTCGTAGGTACTATTAGCACTAGTGGCTCATCAACATCATATAACACCTCATCAGATTATCGCCTAAAGGATAACGTGGTTGAGATGACAGATGCTACAACAAGGCTCAAGCAACTACAACCAAAAAGATTTAACTTCATAGCAGATGCAGATACAACAGTAGATGGCTTCTTAGCACATGAGGTGCAGTCAGTTGTTCCAGAAGCAATCACAGGCACACACGATGAAGTAGATGATGATGGCAACCCTGTTTATCAAGGAATCGACCAAAGCAAGCTTGTTCCTCTACTCGTAAAGACAATTCAAGAATTAGAAGCTCGTATCACTGCTCTAGAATCAAACTAATTTTCAAAATATCTAACACACAATCCTTATAAATAGAACAAAGGAGACTGTGTTCGATGGCAACTATTTCTAATTTATTCATAGACCAAAGTGCTGATTTCACTACTACAGTGACAATCAACGATTCCGCTGGTTCTGCACTTGATTTGACAGGTTATACTGCACTTGCGATGATTCGCAAGACATATGCATCTACAACTGCAACAACATTTACTTCGACATTTGAAACGCCAAGAACTTCTGGTCAAATCACAATTTCACTAACAGACACGCAAACCGCTGCTCTTGAGGATGGTAGATATGTTTATGATTTAGTCATAACAGATTCTTCTGGTTCTAAAACAAGAGTGGTAGAAGGTATTGCAACTGTAAACCCAAGCGTATCAAGGTAGGACTATGGCAATTACAGCAACAGTAAATACACCAAGAACAGTAGTTGGTTCTGTATCACAAGGAAACCAACCACAAGTAACTCGTGTAACAGTTCCAGGCCCCAAGGGGGATTCTGGATCAGTTGTGGGAGCTGCATCTCTGCAACTCTCTGGATTATCAGATGTTGATACAACATCTTTTCCATTATCAGATGGTTCTTTGTTGCAGTACCGTTCATCTACTGGAAAATGGACTGCCCGAAACGAACTTGATACAACCACTGGAAATCTCGTATTGAGTGGTGGAAGTTTTTAACAATAGGAAGATAAAAAAATGGCATTAACCCTACAAATTAAAAGATCTACTGGATCAACTGCGCCATCATCCCTTGCAGACGGTGAACTCGCCTATACCCACGGCAACGAGAAATTCTATATCGGTGATGGTTCTACAGTAAAACTAATCGGCGGTAAATATTATAATGACTTAGTTGATCATACCGCTGGAACTCTGACTGCTAGTTCTGCTATCCTTGTTGATAGTAACAAAGCAATTGATGACTTCATTGTTGGGAATAACTCAGCAACTGGTGGTTCAATCAAACTTAAAGAAGGAACTTCAAATGGAACAGATCATGTTGCATTGAAAGCTCCAAACTCTTTGGCAGCAAGTGTAACATTCACACTACCAAGTGCAGATGGTTCTGCTGGACAGTTCCTTACAACGAATGGTTCTGGTGAACTTTCATTTGGAACAGTCACACAATCACTTTCGATTGCTGCTGATAGTGGTTCTAATGATGCAGTATCTACTGGCGAAACAATTACGTTCACTGGTGGTGAAGGTATTGATACAACAGTAACAAACAACACAATTACAATTGCTGGTGAAGATGCAACTTCATCCAACAAAGGTATCGCATCGTTTGATTCTACAGACTTTACTGTAACAAGTGGTGCCGTTACTGTAAATGCAGAAAGAGTAGAAGATATTGTTGGAGCTCAATTAGTAACAAATGGTTCACACACTCTCATTACTGCAACTTATGATGATGCTAATGATGGTGCGATTGATTTGGTTGTTGACAACGACTTGTCAAACTATGATAACTCAAATTCTGGATTTTTGACAACAGAAACAAACGACTTGTCTGCTGCTGTTGTTTGGGCAAACGTACCAAACGCAAATATCACACAAGGTTCTGTTACACAACACCAGGCTGCACTTTCTATTGCAACCACACAGTTGACAGGAACAGTAACTAACGCACAACTTGCTGGTTCAATCACAAATGCAAAACTTGTAAACAGTTCTGTAACAATCGGTTCTGACACAGTTTCACTTGGTGGAACTCAGACAGACTTGAATGGTATCACTTCACTTGACGTTGATAACATTACAGTTGACGCAAACACAATCTCAACCACAAACTCAAATGGTAACTTGGCACTTGCTCCAGACGGAACAGGAACAGTTACAGTTCCTTCTGGTTATGAAGCAAGAGCAGGATTTGGTTCAGATTCACTTGTTAATAAAACATATGTTGACCAAGTTGCAAACGGACTTGATGTTAAGGCATCTGTAAGAGTTGCAACTACTGCTGACTTGTCTGCAACATATGCTAACGGTGCAGGCACATTGACTGCAAATGCAAACGGTGCTATTTCAATTGATGGTGTTTCACTTTCATTGAACGACAGAGTTCTTGTTAAAGACCAAAGTGATGCAGTCGAGAATGGTTTCTATAAAGTAACAACAGTTGGTTCTGGTTCTGCTGCATTCGTTCTTACCAGAACACCAGACGCAAACGAAGCTTCTGAAATCACTGGTGGTGCATTTACTTTCGTTGAAGAAGGTACTGCAAACGCAGACAATGGTTATGTTGCAACACACAATGGAACACCAACACTTGGAACTGATGACATTACTTTTGACCAGTTCTCTGGTGCTGGACAGATTTCTGCTGGTAACGGTTTAACAAAAACTGGTAACACTATTGATGCAGTAGGAACTGCAAACCGTATCTCTGTTTCTGCAAATGCGATTGACATTGCTTCAACTTATGTTGGACAAAATACTATTACTACACTAGGAACAATTGCAACAGGAACATGGAACGCAGACACAATTGGTGTTGCATATGGTGGAACAGGAATTACATCTGCTGCAAAGGGTTCTGTACTTATTGCAAACTCTGCTGATACTTTCAGTGCTCTTGATGGTGGTGGTGCAAATGATGGTTTCCTGTCTTACAGTGCATCTACAGACACAATCTCATGGGCTACAAGTATTGACGGTGGAACATTCTAATAAGTAGTCTTAGGAGATAACACATTATGGCTACTGTTGCGATTAGACCAAAACGCTCTGAAACTGCATCTTCAGTTCCATCTTCAGGCGATTTGGAAGTTGGAGAAGTTGCAATCAACTCTGCTGACCAAAAGATTTATACAAAAAAATCTGATGGTACAGTAGTTGAAGTTGCAAACGCATCTGCTGGTGCTTCAGAAGGTTTCGCAATCGCAGTAGCAGTCGCATTAGGATAAGAAAACATGGCAATACCAACAACAAGAACAGATTTTAAAGAATGGTGCTTAAGAAGTTTAGGCAAACCTGTTATCGAAATTAATGTTGATCCAGATCAAGTTGAAGATAGAATTGATGAGGCTCTACAATATTTCGCACAATATCATTACGATGGTATTGAGAGGGTGTATCTAAAATATCAATTGTCTGCGGCAGATATTACTCGTGCAAGAGGTAATGATTCTGGAACGGTTGCAACTGATGTTGATGGTTCGACAACTGCAACTTGGTATGAACAACAAAACTGGATTCCAGTTCCAAGTTCGGTGGTGTCTATCGTTAAAGTATTTCCTTTGACAGATAAGGCCGCACTGAATATGTTTGATATTAGATATCAGTTGAGACTGAATGATTTGTATGATTTTAGTTCTACTTCTGTTATTCACTATGAGATGACAATGCAACATCTAGATTTTCTAGATCACATTCTTATTGGTGAGACAGCAATTCGTCACAACCAACATCAAAACAGATTATACTTGGATGCAGATTTCCAGACAGATTTTGTTGAGAACGATTACATTCTTATTGAATGCTATCGCAAACTTGATCCAACAACATATGCAGATGTTTGGGATGATATCTTTTTGAAGAAGTATGCAACTCAACTCATTAAGAAACAATGGGGCGCAAACCTTTCTAAGTTTCAAGGTATTCAGATGTTGGGTGGTGTTGCACTAAACGGTGATCAAATTTATACACAGGCACAGGAAGAGATTGATAAGTTGGAAGAACAGATTCAACTTGCATACGAACTGCCGCCTATGCATATGATAGGGTAAGTTATGCCAACAAAACTAAATGAAGATACGCAAGTTGCAATTCCATTAAAGAATTTAATAGGATTGATTATTGGTACAGTTATTGCTGTCACGGCTTATTTTGGTTTAACAGAAAGAATTGCGTTTTTAGAACATAACTACACAATGATGGATATGCAAGTAGATAAGAATAATGATTGGATAAATGGTTTCAAACCACCACCAGAAGTTCAAGACACAATTAAAAGAGTTCGTAACTTAGAACTAAAAGTAAAAGAACTTGAGATAAGGTTACAAAATGCCAACTAATGTATATTTCGATACAGGAACAAAACCAGAGCAGGCGCTCTATGAGGATTTGATTATTGAACAACTTCGCATTTATGGGCAAGATGTTTATTATATTCCTCGTAAGTTAGCTGGTACTGATAATATCTTTGGTGAAGATATCGGTTCTTCATTTGAGGATGCATACCTTATCGAAATGTATATGGAAAATATTGATGGATATGAGGGCGAGAAAGAACTCATGTCTAAGTTTGGTTTAGATATACAAGATGATGCAACCTTTGTTGTTGCAAGAAGAAGATGGGAACAGTTCGTTTCCATTGACAATAACTTGATTGAATCTTCACGCCCAAATGAGGGAGACTTGGTATATTTTCCAAAGGGTAGCAAACTCTTTGAGATTACTTTTGTGGAAGAAGATGATCCTTTTTATCAAGTCCACAATCTACCTACATATAAACTAAAGTGTAAAACCTTTGAGTATGGTT